AGATTATTAGATAATGTCTGTTGTTGAGAATCAGATAGATTTCCAGAACGTAACATTTGTATTAATTAATAGTATTGTCGCGGCTCGAAGGAGAGCTATCTCGGATCGTGTTCTCTATGATCCTTCTCGCATTTCTGCAGAACAAATCAACTCTGATAATCCGTCTGCTAAGATGCCTGTGCGCCCCACAGCTTATGGAAAGAATATCCAAGAAGCTGTCTATCAATTCCCTTATCAGGATAACCAATCTCAGTTGATGTTCTCTGAGATTCAGCAATTCATTGGCTGGTCTGATAATCTTGGCGGCCACAATAAGGCTCAACAAGGTCAATTTGTTAAAGGCAATAAAACCCGGCGAGAATTTGAATCTGTAATGGCTAACGCCAATGGGCGCGATCAACTCAAGAGTATCATCTACGAATGTCAAGTATTCACTCCTCTTAAAGAATGCCTTAAAAACAATGTCTTAGAGAAGCAAACTCCTGCGACTATGTATTCTCGGGAACTTATGGTTCCTGTGCGAGTTGATCCTGTCCTCTTGCGCAAGGCATCGCTGCAATTCAAGATTTCTGACGGTCTTATTCCTTCTGAGAAACTCATTGCAGGTGAAGCTCTCGATTCTGCTTTCCAAGCATTAGCTCAGACTCCTGGATTATCTGCTGAATATAATCTTGGATCCATGTTCTCTTATCTGATGAAGACTCAAGGAGCTGATTTAGCTCAATTTGAGAAGTCTCAATCTCAGAAAGCTTATGAACAAGCAGTTGGACAATGGCAGCAAACTTGCCAAGTCCTAATGGAACAATTCACTGCTGCTATTAAAGGAGCTGATCCTAATCAGATTCCTACTATGATGGCTGAATTCCAGAAGTCTCTTCCTCCTCAACCGAAGCCGCAAGATTATGGCTATGATCCGAATGCGAAACAAACTTCTGCTCCTTCTAATCCTGCCGCCTCTGTTATGTCTGAAACCTCTGCAATATTAAATCCCCCGCCGGCGCAATCAGCAACTATTCCTGGAGCAACTGGAGCACAATAATGGCAACTGAAAGACCTATCCTTGTAGCTTACGATCTCACTGAAACTGAACTCATGGGCGCGAGATTATTGCAAGAGAATACTCTTAAGATGATTAAGACTTTCTACGCTACAGATTTCATGGCTCTTAATTCTCTTGATCCTTTGAGTCCGCAATTTACACAACAACATGCTGCACTCACAGGTACTTGTACTGCTTGGCGAACTCTAATTGATGGCCACGAGGATACAGTTAAACAACTCGCCGTTGACCACGCAGACCGATAATCTCTCCCATTTTCTTCAACCACTCTAAGGAGTATTTTCATGGCCTTCAGTATTTCTGATATCTTTCGTTTTGGTGCTGGTCCGGTTGCTCAACAACAACCTGCTGCAATTATGGATCCTATGAACCCTAACAATCCTAATTTGCCGCAAAATCAACAACAGCCACAGCAACCTGTAGCTAAAGCGGATGATCCTAAGACTCCTCCGGAACCCCCGGTAGAGGATTACAAAGGCTTATGGAATACTGATCCTAATGCAAAAGCACCTGTTGACCCTGCTGATTTTAACTTCAATATCAACAAGGATGCTGTTAACAAGATGTTTGGTGAGATTGATTTCACTAAAGTCATCTCTCAAGACATTCTTACCAAGATTAATGCAGGCGGACCAGAAGCGACTTCTGCTCTCTTAACTGCAATGAATGCGATGCTGCAAGAATCGACTAAGAAATCTGTTCTTGCTGCTAGTCAATTAACCGAAGCCGGGATTAAAACATCTGGCCAACGTATGAAGGATTATATTCCTTCTGTTGTCCGGGATAATCAGGTTTCAAGTGCGCTGCGTGAGGACAATCCTCTGATGAAAGATTCCAGGTATGCTCCGATGGTAGAAGCTGTGACGATTCAAATGTCTAGACAGTTTCCCAATGGAACTCCCTCGGAAATTAAAGAACATACCAGGAAGTATTTCGATAATATGGTGAACGATGTTGCACAACATAGCGGAAGACAAGTTGTTGATGCACCTAAAACCGTTCCCCAAGGTGTCGTACAAACTGACTGGTCTACGGAACCCACTTAATTAATCAGAGGATTTTTCAATCATGGCTTTAGCTTCTCCCTTTGTCTTTGACAATGGTATGCAGCGTGCGATGCTTCCGGGTGACATTATTAACACTAATGAAACTCCGCAAGCTATCGCTAACGCTGCTGGTGTTACTCTTACTGCTGGTCAAGTATTAGCTGGTACTATTCTGCGCTCTGGCGCTGCTGGTGTTAGCGATACTACTCCTGATGCGAATACTTGGTTAGCTGCAATGCTCCAAGCTACGTATCAAGCTACTGGTGCCAATACTCCTTTAGGCGTTCTTCCTGGAACTTCTTATCGGCTGCGTATTGTTAGCACTAACACTGGCACCCTGACTATTGTTGCTGGTACTAACGTTACTCTCGCGGGCACGACTACGGTTCCCACGGTTAATACTCGTGAGTATTTAGTGACTGTTCTCAATGGTACGCCGCAACAAGTTTACGCTGCTACGACTACTAATACTAGTGCTGTTATCACTGGGCTGAGTGCTGCACAAACGCAGAACTTATCTCCTGGTATGGCAGTTTCTGGAACTGGTATTCCTGCTTCCACTACTGTTATCAGCGTTCAACCCGGTGTTGGCGTTACTCTGTCTGCTAATGCTACCGCTACTGGTACGTTAGTTGCACTGACCTTCGCTCCGCGTATTGAATTACGTGGCATCTTCACTGCTGCTAACTAATTAAACAGAGGAAAATAAAATGAGCGCCGGCATCTTCAATACGGCTGGTCTTACCCAAGATCTTGCCCGCAAATCCTTCTCTGCATATATTACGCGTTTAATGCCTGCTGGTTCTTGCCCGTTATTCGGCATGACTAGCATGATGAAAACTGAGACTGCTTTGCAAACTGAACATGGTTATTTCTCCAAGACCATGTTATTCCCTGAAATGACTATCAGTGCTGCGGGTCAAACTGCTGCTGATACTGTCTTCACGGTTACTTCTACTGCGAACGTTGTTCCTAACACTCTCTTCAGGGTCAATACGACTGGCGAGAACATCTTAGTTAACAGTGTTATTGGCCTTACCCAAGTTAGCGTTACTCGTGCTGTTGGTGGAACTTCTGCTCAAGTGATTGCAGCGGCTGTTAAGCTCTACAGCATTGGTACTGCTTTCGAAGAAGGTTCGCTTCGCCCGCAATCTTTGATTATCAACCCGGTTCGTATCACGAACTTAACTCAGATCTTCCGTAACACGTGGGCTCTGACTGGTACTGTTGCTGCGACTCAAGTTATCGCTGGTGACAGTAACGTTGCGGAATCTAAGCAAGATTGCTCTGCATTCCACGCGGTTGATATTGAGAAGCAACTTTTCTGGGGTCAGAAGTATCAAGGCTCTCGTAACGGACAACCGTTCCGTACGATGGATGGTATCATTGCAATTACTTCTAACATTGCAAACTATCCTTCTTCCTATAGCGCTGCTAACGTGTTCACTGCGGCCGCGACTACTAACTATACTCAGCTCCAAGGTTTCTTAGAACCTACTCTGAATCAGCAAACTGATCCCAAGACTGCTAACGAACGTGTTATCTTCTGTGGGGGTACTGCTAAGCGAGTGATCAATGATATTGGTCGCTTGAATGGTACGTACTATCTGCAACAAGGTCAGACTGCTTATGGTCTGCAATTCAGCACGTTCTTAACTGCTCGCGGTACTTTCCGTCTGATTGAGCATCCGCTCTTCAACAGCAATGCTGACTGGTCTAAGATGGCTGTTGTTGTCGATCTGAGCACTTTCAATATTGCTTATCTCGGCAATCGTCAGACGACTTATGCTGGCTTTGATGGCCAAGCTTCTGATGGCGCTGCTGATAACGGTATTGATGCCAAGGGTGGCACTCTTACTACGGAATGCACTTGCCTGGTTAAGAACCCGGCTGCGAATGCTGTGATCTATAACCTGACTGCGGGCGCTGCTGGTTAATTGAACCAAGGTTAAACAGTTCGTTCAGTTCTGTTTAACATTTCAATGCCGGTGCGATAATATCAATCCGGCATTCTTTTCTTTCACTTGGAGTTATTATCATGGGTATCAAAAAAGTTTTCAAGTCTCACATGAGTTCTATCAATTATGTAACCTCCAAAGGGCGCACTTGCTCTTTTGTTGAAGGTCGCTATCTCACTGATGTTCCTGAGGAAGTTGCTGAGTTAACTGAAATTGTGAATAGTAAAAGTAACCCTCACATCTATATTGATCCTAATGAAAAGGAATTCGATACGGAAACGCAAGACCGAGTTTCTAAAGCGGCGCGAGATGCGGCCATCGCGGAACTCGAAAAGATTAATAAAGAAAAAATGGAAGCCGCACAAAAAGATGGCAAGAATGCGGCATCTGGCTCTACTGGAGCTGTATTAGGCGCAGACAAAACTATGGGCGCAGCTACTCTTTTAGGTGTTGCTAATTCTGCGACGCTTGGGAAGAATGCGCCTGAGTCGAATCAGAAATAACAATAACGACAATAGCCACTTCTCAGTAGCAACTCAATTATCAAAAATCTATGTCCACGTCTCTCACTCAGTTGAAGGCAGATGTTCTCACAATTGTGAAACGTCGTGACTTAATTGATGATATTGAGTTGCATACTAAGAATGCAATCTTAAAAATTCACTCTACAGATTTCTATCTTCCTGATCTGTATGAGAATTCTTTTACGTTTGCAGTATCCGCTACTCGCTATTCTCTGGATGCTAAAGCTCTTGTCTCCAGGTGGCGGAAGAGTAAATATTTCAACATCTTAGATCCTAATAACGGTGAAATCATTAGGAAGCTTAATCCGATTGAAGTCCTCAATACTATTGATGAATATTCTTTTATCAAGGATTATGTCTTCTACGAGGCCGGCAACTTTATCAATATTCGCGCCAGTGGGGGCGAGCTAGTATTCGGATTCGGAGCTTTCATCTATCCTGATGTTACTCTTACTTATCCTTCTTGGATCGCAGATCAGTTCCCTTACGCCATTCAATATGAAGCAGCTAGAACTCTTTTTCTCACCAAAGGGGATAAGGAATCTGCTAATTCTATGGCTGAACTTCTCAAAGAAGCAATGACTGAAGTTAAAATGGTTGGCTTAGCAACTATCGGAGAATAATTAAATGGCTGACGCAACTTTTTGGGTAGGACAGACCAATGATATTCCTATCATCAATGCTGATGGTAATATCTTTGAAGAGACTCAAGTAGCCACCGCGGCGCAAACAGTCTTTACTCTCCTCACTTTCACCTATGAACCTAATACTACGAGTATTTTCGTTCATCAGAATGGCATTCTCCTTCGCCGCGGAGTAGACTATACTGAGACCGCTTCTAATACTATTACTCTGGCCACAGGAGCTACTGCCGGAGATAGGCTTACATTCAATGCTTATGCTCTTCAGCAACTTATTCCCCCAGTAGTATTCAATGGTTTGCCGGCCGGTGGATCAACTAATCAGGTTTTAGTGAAAGCAAGTGGATCTGATTATGATGCTGAGTGGGAGAATGCTGATGCTCAAACTACTCTTTTAGACGCGGCCCGTGTAAACGTTGCCTCTGCATCCACAATTAATCTAGTAGCAATCGAGGATACGACTCGAAATATTCAGATCACCGGAAGCGTGCAGATTGATGGATTCCAGATTACGAATGGTCAGGTTTGGGTTGCTAGATTCTCTGGATCTCTTGTCTTGAAGAATAATGCTAACACTGTAACTCAATCTTCTGGGGATATTAGAGTCAGCTCAGGAGATACCTGTCTCATTCGAGCAACTGCAGATAATGTAGTTGAGATTATTGCTTTTTCCAGAGCCTCTACAGGTATGGCTAAAGTAAAACAAGATTTTCGTCTTACTCTTACTACAGGTGTGCCTGTAACGTCCACAGACGTTCTTGCTGCTTCTACTATTTATCTCACTCCTTATGTTGGTAATGAGATTTCTCTCTATGATGGGACATCTTGGGTAACAAGGACTAGTGCAGAGATTTCAATAGCTCTCTCAGGGCTTACAGCTAGTAGACCTTATGATATTTTTTGTTATGACAATGCAGGAGTTCCAACCTTAGAATTATTATCTTGGACTTCCGCTGCAGTAAGAGCTACTGCGTTAGTAAGACAAGATGGTTTTTTAGTTAAAAGTGGAGATACAACTAGACGCTATCTTGGTTCTGCTTACATTCTAACTGCAACTACTACAGAAGATTCAGCGCGTAGACGTCTTTTATTTAATTATTACAACAGAGCAAGAAAGTTACTTGCTCGCGTAGAAACTGTAGGTAGTTGGAATTATACTGTCACTACAGTTAGACAAGCTAATGGTAATGTATTAAATCAAGTTGAATTTATGCTAGGAGTAGCAGAAGAAATTCCAGAGGTATTACTGATTGCTAGTATTAATAATACTGGACCTAGTACTGTAGCTCTTTCTTTAGGGCTTGACAGTACTACTACTTCTAATGGATGTACTTGCGGGTATGCTGGGATATCCGGGGCTTCAGCTGTTGTAACCTTAACGTCTAAATTAACTCAAATGCCAGCAGAAGGTTATCATTTTGTTTCATGGAATGAAGTTTCTCAAAACGTTGGAACTACTACTTGGAATGGTTCTTCGTCTATTTTAACTTTAAATATCACATCAGGTATTAGCGGAGCTATTAATACTTAATATTATGGCTGTTCTTACTTATCGCGGTAACCTTTCTTCAGCTTACTTTCCATTCATTTCTACCTTTCAGGGTAGGACTGTAATTGTCCCTGGACAAGATAATAACTTCAACCGCCAACTTCAATCCTCCACGGACTTAGATAAAGACATTGGCATTCCTCAAGTCTACTATTGCCACAATGTAATGCCTAACGGACAAGGATTCCAATCTGTAGGCTATGAGCAAAGAATTGGATCTTTTGATGGAACTGATGTAGGCATCACTCAGGAGCTAATTCTTAGAGATGATGCTTTGGGCGAAAAAGGTTATTTCATGGCCGCGCCCGGTGGCTTTTATTACGTCCTCAATGAGACTTCTGGATACTCTGGTCACATCACAACTTATTGGGATGGAGCAGCAACGCAGAATCTTCCTGCCGATATGCTCTCAAAGCCAATAACTACGGCTCACGTTGCTGGAATTACTTATCTCTATCTCGGGCAATATGCTTGCCTTGTCTGGAATTTCACCCTCAATAGATTTGAGATTGTGAGTCTAACTGGCTTGATTCCGGGAGCTATTATTGGATTGACAGAATCCAACGGTTATCTTATTGCTTACAGTGCGAGTGCAGTGGCATGGTCTTCTTTAATTGATCCTACTGATTTTACTCCTTCATTAACGACAGGCGCCGGAGGTGGGAATGTTGAAGGTATCAAAGGGAATATTACTTGTGGTGCTCCCACGTCCAATGGTTTTATTCTGTACACAGAAGTCAATGCAGTTTCTGTCCTTTACACAGGCAATGCTCAATACCCATTCCAGTTTAGTGAGTGTATTGGCGCTGGTGGCGTATCTGGATTGGAGAGGGTAACTTATGACGCAGACTCTGGTTATAACTACGCTTACACAAGCAATGGTTTCCAGATTCTAAAAGCTAAGAGTGCTGAGACAATTCTTCCTGATATTACTGACTTCTTGGCCGGCCAACTCATGGAAGATTTCGATGAAGATACGCTTGCTTTTTCCTATACGACTCTAACAGCGCCTCTTTTAAAGAAGATGACATTCATCGCGAATCGTTATCTCATCATTTCCTACGGTATCACTGAACTCACCCATGCAATTGTCTATGATGCAGTTCAGAAACGATTCGGGAAGCTTAAATTCACTCATGCTGATTGCTTCCAATATGAGCTTCTGACTGAAGACATTTCTGATATTCCCAGAAAATCTGTTGCTTTTGTTAAGAATGATGGATCTGTCTATCTCTTGAATTTCGCGCTCCCGTTTACTGCCCGCAATGGTGTTCTCCTTCTCGGGAAATATCAATATGTTCGTGCGAGACATTTACAACTTCAAGAAGCTGCCCTTGAAGGTCCGTCTCCTGGGGGTGTTTTCAATGTTTATGATTTTGTCTCGGCGGACGGGAAGAATTATTCTGATCAGATTGTCGGAATCTCTATTAGCTCTGGCGATAATCTCGATGTTTTCGGCTTTGGTTCTCCTGACGGTATGAATCATTCTCTCTATTGCCAAGGAGCTTTTAATCTCACTTCCATTGAGCTAAAATTCAATATCACTGGTAAGATGTAAGAATTCTAGAAAGCTATCATGAGCGGACCATTTCGGTATTCGTCTCCACTAATTATTCCTGATACATCGGATATCAAGGAAAAAATACCTCAGCAGGAGATGACCTATGTATTCAATGCTCTCAGAACTCTTGCTACTCATTTAGACGCAGTTACCGGAGCATTGAGTCTTCCCCAAGATGATTGGCCTAACGTCCATCCAATTGATACTATTCTTGGCAATAATATCAATAAGTTCTATGCTTACTGCGCTACCGATATTAACTATGGCGCAATGGTTAATTTCTGCAATCTGACTGCTACGCAAGTTCAGACTAGAAATGCCCAAGCAAGTACTTATACTATGGCGGCCAATGGATTCTGTAATACTCCTGGAGGATTCACTGCTGGAGAATGGGGAGAATTTGTAGTAGGTCCTGGAGTTAACACAGGCATCGGTGGATTAACTCCAGGAAATTATTACTTCTTAGATCCTACCAGTGTGACAGGTCAAGTTACAGCTTCTGCTCCTGTTACTCCAGGTCAGATTTACCAGCTTTGTGGAGTTGCTATTCGCAATGATGCACTCTTAGTTGGGTCTCTCAATAACTGGCTCATTCTATAATCCCCAATGGGTTTAGATAGTTATTAGCTTTATCATCTCTTCGGATGGCGGACAAGCCGCAAGAATTGCTTATTAACATCAATACCAAGCACTATCATGGACTCAAATCGTAATCTCACCGATGATGATGTGGAAGCGATAGCTGAGAAAGTGATTGAACAGCTAAAGATTAAATGGTTTAGTAGTATTGGTGAAGGCGTATGGAAATATGTGTGGACAGCTATCCTTGGAGTGATTATCACAATAGCTTTCCTCTCTCAACACAAGTGAATTGAAGGGAATAAAATGCCTATCGCTCAATCAGACGGTCTTGCAGGAATGGCGAATCTTGCTCAATTATTCTTGGGCAAGACTGGATCTAGCAGTTCTCAGAATGCTGGAGGCGTTAGCTCTTCTGGCTCTACTACTTCTTCTACTAATGTTTCTCCTGAAGCAGTCAATGCTATTGTTAAGAGCATTCTCGAAGGATCTCAAGGTCTCGCGTCTGTAGCTAAAGGTGAGAAGCAAGCAGGACTTTATAATTCCACTACGCGCGGGATGCAAGTTAATGATCTGATCGCGCGGACGGCTGCTGAAGGTGCTAAGCTCAATAAGAGTGAAACTGTCACTAAGAATGAAGTGATGACAGATAACCGAGGCACGAATACCACTACTGTTGCTAATCCTCAAATTGCTCCTAAGACTGGTGCTGCTGCCGCTGTAGGTTTGCAGGGGCTCAGTATGCTTTCTAATACTTCTATGGGCAAGAAAGTTCTTGAAACTCTCGGCCTAGGAAGTAAAGGTAAAGTTGCTGGAGGGGCTGCTAATCAAGGAACTCAACAAGCTGCTCCTGGCATTTCTAGTTCTCAAGGTTCTGATATTGATGCTATTGATTCTGTCACGAGCGGCTCAGCTACTGCTAGTTCT